GTTATATAGGGATGACGAAACGCCAAGAATCGTCCTAAGCTCTGTGGCCGTAACTATTGTTGGCATTTCGTCATCCTTTCAAGCAGTTAGGTGAGCGGCCAGCTCGGGAGCGGACTGGCCGTCACTATTAGGGATTTATCAGCTCTTGTTGAACCAGTTAGCACCTGCGGCAACCTTAGTTGCAAGTGCGCCATAACCGTAGTAAGCAACCTCAATTTGGCCATTTAGAGCCACATTGGTTTGCAGACGGAAACGGCTGGATTCATACCAAGTGTAAGCATCTGGATTGATTACGACCATTGAATAATCTCCAAGTCCAGTTCCACCAGTTCCATTAGCTGCGCGATCTACATAAAGCTCTAGACCTAGCACATTTCCGCGAATGCTTTGTGGTGATACTACGCCACCAGCATTTTGTGGTTGTGATGCAGTATAGATAGGGCGTCCAGCATCGTTGTAGGACATAATCTTGCCCCATTGCTCAGGACTTACTACCAAATTGCGAGCGAACCCAAGTGATGCCTTATAAACTGCTGCTGCAGCAGTTGATACGAAAGTAAGCAAGCCATCTTTATCTTCTGTGGTTGCTGTTGCATTTAGAGTTCCGTTGTTGGCAATTTCGCCAATTACGAAAGCATTAGTGGCCTTTGCATAAGCAAACTCCATCTGACGCACTAGCTCATCAAAGAATACTGGTGAGCTTCGGTCTAGCAATTCTACTGAGAAAGTCTGGCCGCCAGCATACTTATTGACTGAAACTGATATAAAGCTGTTCTCCATTCCAGTTTCACCAACAGGTTGAGCTTCATTAACATCTGCAACTGTTGGAACTACTGTTAGCTTTGGAATCTCGAAAGTCATACCAGCATCTGGTAAGACACCGCGAGAAATTGCATCAATCGTTGGACGATCAGCATTTGAGAGAGGATTTACAATCTCTGTTAGCTGACGGGTTGGAATTAAGCCAGCGTTATTTGTTGTGGTGTCATCTGCTGCCATAACATACTGGCGAGCTGCGTCATCACCGAGTTTAGCGCGAACGCTATTCTCTAGATATTTTGCCTTGGTAAATTCAAGGCGAGGTGCTGTGTAAAAGGCTGGGCGAGCTGCCTCAACCATATTTGCTTTAGCTGCTTCAACCGCTTCTTCAACGGCAGGAGCAGGAGCAGTAGTGTCAGACACTTGGTCTCCTTCGTTTGGTTTCTCTGAATCAGCGGTTGCTAAATCAGAATCTTCTTTTGGTGCTTCATTCTCAGAAGCTGCTACTTCGCTTACGCGAGCAGAATCAATTGCAGGATCAGTTACTAGAGATACTTCATCTAGGGTCGCTGAGGTAATCTGCATAATGCCTTTGTTATTGGTCCATTCGTTTATCTGGGCTCCAACGCTAAATCCATCGCGCAAGCCTTCAGTTGCTTCAACTAGGGCATCTTCTCCAGCCATAGTATTGGCAATCTTAAAAGTAGCTTCGATGCCAGACTTAGTTACATTGTGAGAGACCATCTTGCCGATTGGGCGAGTGCGGTCGTGCTCAAGAAGCAACTTAACTGGCTTCATTTCGATTGAATCAGCTGCAAAGACTGTTGGGCCAACTGAAGTATTGCCTTGCTCATTCCAAGTCACAATAGTTCCAGTTATGGTGCGCTTAATTGTGTCGGCCGCTGTAACGACCATTGGGATATTAACTTTCATTTGGAATCAAATCTTCCTCTCGCTGAATTTGCTCAACGCTCATCGCGCCAATGCGGTTTAGGATTTCATAAACTTGAGCTCTCTCTAGCGCGTTACCGCGTAGGAAGTCATCAAGTGCAAAGCGCGTCATTACTGGATTAGGTGTGAAGTCCGGCAATGATAGGCGTTCCTCAATTGCCTTAAGTATTGGGCGAAGTGAGAAATCTACTAATGAGCGCCGCTCGGACACCGCGTTTGAGTAAGTCATAGAAGTCGTTTCGGCGCTCAAGAAGTAGGCAGGTATTCCACAAGCCCGAGCTAATTCTAATGCTACATATTGACGCGCTTCTGCTAGCTGCATTGATTTAGGATCAAAACCAAATTGTTGCAATTCTACATCTGCATTTAGGAAAGCAGTTGAGCGAGATTGGCGAGCAGTTTTCCAAGCAGTTAGCAAGGATGAAATTCTTTCGGCAGTTAGATTAGTGCCATTGGACTTTAATACCATTGAAGGTGCTGGTTCTTTAGCATAATTAACTGCTGCGTTCTCAAGATAAACTGCTGCAGCAATTGTTTTGCCAGCTCTGTGAAGCAATCCTTCATCGCCGCCATCGAATCGGATAATTGAACCTACGCCACTAAGCGGAACTGCTTTACCATCAACTTTGTAGCCAGTAATTGTGGTGTTAAGGAAATCGGTATCAACTGTAACGCGGTCTGGACTTACGCGAGTCCAAGCCCTTACGCGTCCGCCATCGGTTGCGCTATACATCTCAAGCACTTGACCATAACCAGCGCCATATAGCCAGATATCTTCTGCAAGCCAGCAATAGATTACGAATCCTGCAACTCTTGGGTCTGGCTGATTGATAACTCTGTGTGGATCAACATACTGGCCAGTAATGCGATTGAAAGTTGTTAAAGGTAATGAGCCAATAGTTCCGCAGATGATATTGCGAGCTCTTGCAACGGATGGAACGCTCATTGCTAATTGGCGAGTGGTATTAGTTGCACCGCCAAGAATATTATAAACTGAATCGCTAATCTGAACTGGTGTCAAAGCTGCTTGAACATCAGTAACGGCAATAGGGCGCTTGGCCTCAACTGCTGGAAATAGGAAATCTCTTATAGCACCCATTGCTTACATTGTAAATGAGCCCACTTACACTATTTGGATATCAACGCTACTTTCAGCCATCGTTGCATAGTGTGTTGCTAAGGCTGAAGCAATTGCTCCGCAGATTGTCGTATTACTTACCTTGCGACCCATTACCCAGCCGCCGTCTCCAAAGGGTAGCTTGACGGCGGATAGGCATTGCTTTGTCAGCTCATCTTGTCCCGAGTGAGCCAACCGCTGAGATGAGATTGCTCCCAGTAACTCATCGCAGCTTTGTGCATAGTCAAGGCCATCTATCGGCTCAACCCTAATACCAGCAGGAGCTAATCGCGCAGCTACTGCCGAAGCGGTTCTGGCTGAATAGGCAACCAGCTGAACTGGATACTTTCGCACCCATTCTGCTACATCATTAGCCATTGCTTTATCATCCAGATTGGCGGGGTTATGCCAAGTCTGAAGAAGTATGACTTGGAACTTATCGCCCTCAAGTCTTTGGCTAGCGACTAGCGCCGCTTCTTTTCTACTAGGGCTTAGATCAATAGCCAACCAAGTATCAGATTCAGGGTTGAGTCGAAGTCCCTCAACTTTGCAACTCTCCCACTGAGACGGATTGATAACTGGGTTAATCGTATCGACCCATTGACATAAGACTTCTGTGCGCACAATATCTTCGGGGTCTGACAATACGGCTCGGATATTATCTGGATGGACTGTTATGCCAAGTGATGGATTAGCTTGGCAAACGCCTAGCCAGAAGTCCGGGGAGTTATCAAATTTGATGCCTTGAGGGGCTGACCATTCGAACCAACCAATATCATCATTGCTACCGAATATGGCGGCCATCGCTCTTTCCCTAAGTTTATTTAGAACGATGCTGTGTTGATCCCCAGCATTTGAATAAACCCATATTTGAGGATTTGGGCTAGCCATTTGGGTATATCGCAAGGCAGACCAAACATCCTCATCTTTATACTCTCGGGCTTCGTCTAGGTGTATCGTTTCAGGGGCTGCAATACCTCTACCAGCCGAGTTATTGGCTCTGACGATATATCGCCTACCTTCAGTAAATTGAAGCTCTTGAAAGCCTTTACTTTCCAGCTTCTTAGTAAATTCAGCAGCTAGCCTTGGATTCTGTTCAATAATTCCATAAATCTTATAAAAAAGTTCTGCTGAAGTAGTTAGCTTATGGGCGGTATGAACTTGAAGTTTTTCTTTTAATACATAAATCCTAAATAGAATTTGAAGCGCCATAAAGGTTGATTTGCCTTGTTGCCGAGCGCAAAGCAAAGTAATTACTGGGTGAGCCCATCGGCCATCGGGTTTTTGTTTTAGGCTGTGATGAGCCAGCCATTGCTGCCAAGGCATCAGCTCAAAGCCGATTTCCTCGCAGAATTTAATCATTTGCTCGCCTAGTGAAGGTAAATCGTTGAGTTTTGTGTGAATTCGCGGCTCTGCCACACCTCGGTAAGTCGATTCGTCCCGGACTCGGGCAATCTCTCCCAATTGAGCCATTTCAATTTGTTTCATTCCTGATAGTGCCTAGCCGAGCCATTTTCAGGGAAAATCTTCCCAATGG